CCGCGCACGGTCCCAAATCACCCGAAAAGATAGGTATGGCCATTTTTACCTCCTATGGTTAATCGCCACTTTTATTGTAAAGCGCGACGCGATAGTTCGTCGAGAACTCATAACGCCGCGTTTCGTCCTGACCGATATATTGTGGAGGATTGACAGCGGTAATTGTCACCCGATAAAAAGTCGGGCTGCTCCCGATGTCCACTCCTGCCGCTCCATGCAATAGCGCGTGGATTGTCCGCGCATCATCGCGGGCGTTGAAATAGGTCTTCCCGCGCGTTACCACCTGTACTTGCATCCATTCTATGTCGTGCTGATAAAAATTCGTGTCTCCGCCGGCCGTTTCCTGGACAACCGCGCATCGATCCGGCGCATCCGGCGCCCGGTGCCCGACCTGCAAAGTCGTGCCGCAAACAAATGCGCTGTTGTCCTCAATCCAGTCGCAAAGTTCCTTTATCATTTCCCGCTTCCTTCCCGGATTCGTAGAGCAATCAATCCGTAGTATTTGTTCCGCAGATCTTCACGCGCCATTTTCGCTTCAAGAAATTTCGGACCCACTCCATCTTCGGACCAATTTATATTCTCTCCGACCGCTTCATGCCAGCGGGCAGCATAAGGCGCGCAATAGGTTACAAGGACAGCGACGATATTCCCTCCGAGGTCTTCATTCGCAATTTTCGGGAAATAATCGCGGTTCGTTTTCCCTGATCCTTTCGCCTTCACTCCCCGGACTGCATCTCCTCGGAGGTTCCCGTAAAGATGCGGGGTCTTCGGTGCAATCTCATCTGCGTCTTTTTTCAATGCGGCGGCTGCCTCCCACATGGCCACCTTAACGATCTTCGGAACTATGCCTTTGCCATATTCGGCAACGCGCTTATCGAAGTCCCCGAGATCGAGTCTTACTGCCGACGTGTTGCTCACTTTAAAAATACCTCCATGAATCCCCATGAAAAATCACGCGGCTTTGCAATCGAAATGATGGCATATTCCTTGCCGTCATATTCGAGAAAATCCTCATGGCTGATCGTTCGCGACTTCAGCATGACACTCATCGACGAAAAGACATTCTCGCCCTTGATGTCCTTGACCAATGCCGTACCTATTTTCACTTTACCCTTCAGGTTAATTTCCGTGTCGGCCAATGGTTCATTGTATTTGTCCAGACCGCCGCTGACATGCAGGACGATATTATCAGTCAAGTATGCCCCGATCACAGTTCACCTGCCGCGCGGAGGATGTTCCGGGTCACGGGGTTGAGACCGTGTTCACACCTATGGTGGACGAATTTCGGATCCACTTCAACCGTTCCTTTTTCCGTCTCCACCGAAACTTTCTCATTCAGCGAAGGGAAATCCGCATCTGTCCCGGAGATAGAGAACACCATGCCCTCCAATGGAGAGCAGAGCTCACACGGTTCATCATGCCTGGAGAATTGGACAAGGTCGCAGTCATACTGCTTGCATTCGTCAATCGTCGCTTCTACATAGGCATTGTGGAGTTCGCTCCTGGCCATGTTCTCGGCGAATGCCTTCAGGCCGTAGAAGCGGCCATTGATTTCGATGAGGTCTTTTCCGTCGACAAGCGTTTCGAGATATTTCCGCAATTTGCGGGATATTGAACCGGAATCGTATCCGCGCGCAAGATAGTAATCGACTTTGCGGGATATTTCGGCCTCCATTCCCCCCGCCATGAATTGTGTTTCCGTTTTCGATCTTGCCGAATCAACACCTCCGACCGCTTTTTCATACGCAGACAGAAAAGTATAGACCGTTCTCTCGATGGAATTGTTCGCATCGATGAGATCCTTGCCAGCCCTTTTGATGAGACGATCGATTGATTCCTTCGATCGATCCGTACCTTTGCCCGTCGAGAAAACAGACGCCGCTTTGGCAATGGGAGCCACTTCCGCCCGTTTTGATTTGTATGCTTCACGGATTGCCATTTTCGCCCATACCATAGCCGTCACATTCAGCCGCCTGACGATTTCGTGAACCTTGAACTTCGTTCCCCGGATATCGGATGGAGAAGCTTTCAACCTCGCGAATGGACGCAGAATGTTCGCAAGGACTTGCTGATAATTGGAATATTCCCGCGCAAGTTCACGCGACAATTTATCGGTGAGCGTCCGTTTTTCTTTCATCTGTTTTCAATAGACTCCGCGTTCATTCAGCGAATCATCGATATCGGTTGTATCCTGGTCTGATCCAACAGGTTCCCGTCGATCGATGTCGGCAACGTAAAACGGCTTTTTCGATTTGAAATATTTTTCGAGTATGATGAGAGCTTCGGGAGGATACGGGACTTTATCCAGTTTTTCCTTGTCATAGGATTCCTGGACAATGCCGGCCGATACCACGGCTTGCGCCTGAAGACCTTTCCGCCGATCCTCATCCTCAATATGGGTGTACATATACCAGGCTGTAAGTTCCTGTGCATAAGCGAGCTTCGCCTTTTCATCGGCTGACGGAGTGGCGGGGATGACCCATTGTGGATCATAGAGAATTCGATTCCATGCCGTAGTCAGTAATGATGTCTGATCGGCGCCGGAGATTCCGGCCCATGCACTCGCTCCGTATCGCGTGGCAAAGAATGTAACCGCATTTGCAATAGAAACCCATCCTATATCCGGCATTTTATCCTCCCCTCTGTTCTTTCAAAACGCGATTGATGAAATCATAGTCGACGCCCTTCACCTTATTCCCAAAGGGGCATCGATCATAATGATTCCGATCAAGCAATGAGAGACCATTTTTTATGCAGTAATCTCCGAGCTCACATCCAGGATAGGGAGTGAAGAAAGACCACGAAGGCATTTCGGCGTTGATGGTTTTCACCATCCGCGTTGTCGCGTTGACATCTTCTTGTGTCTCCCAGGGAAGACCGAGAATGTAGTTCGCGTACACCTTAGCCCCGGTGCTTTTGATGATCTGTGCCGATTCATAGTTTTCTTCAACGGTCGTATCCTTCAGCATGAGATCGAGGATTTTCTGACTCCCCGATTCAAATCCGACGGAGACAAGATCCCATCCGATCTTCACCGTACGCCGGAAAAGATCCTCATTCTTGCAGATCCCGTCCGCGCGCGCGGCCGCCCAAAAAGGAAGGCCGACAGTTGGATATTTCTCGATGAACTCCTCTATCCATTTCGGTTGAACGAAAAAAGTATCATCATGAATCATGACACAGTCTGGATGATATTTTTCCTTCAGCATTTTCAATTCACCGATGAGACTATTGACGCTTCTTCGGCGAAGTTTTTTCCCGAAATGATTGTTTTCGATGGGCTGACAGAATGCGCATCTGAACGGACAGCCGCGCGCGGCCATGACCGATACCATATTTTTATAATTCGATCCGTACCACCACCCGCCGCAATCCTCCGTCGGCTTTTTGAACATGTACCGATCCATAAATGGGAGAGCGTCTAGATCTGGCGGCTTTTCCCCGACGATGAATCGCGGGAAGGAATCTGGGTCTTTCAAAAACTTCGGGAAAGTGATTTCGCTTTCCCCCTTCATGATCCAGTCGATATCCTGATTTTCGATCAACTCTTCCGGGGCTGCCGTGGCATGATATCCGCCGACCATGATTCTTGCGCCATTCGTTTTTGCGGCCTTGATGACTCTCATGCCGATCGGATAGTAGGAACTCTTCAACCCAAAACAAACCAGGTCGTATCCTCGGAGGCCTGATTGCAATTCATCATCATTACGGAGCGCTTTCATATCGAGAAAATCGACATCAACCCCGGCCTCCCGTGTGGCCGTGTAGGTCATCCCCGCGCCATGATCGAGCCAGTAGTCAAGGCCGAAGCTATTGTATGGGTAGAGGGCGACGACGACAGCCTTCATTTTTTAAGCCCCCATTTTTTCTTCATGTATTCGTGGCTCGTCTGCACAAGTCCATCGACGTTGAAATTTTCCTTTTTCTCCATGACGTTGAACGTGGCCCGACCGGCATGAAAAATGCAAGTGTCATAAAGCAGTTTGGTTTTGATCCCGATCTTGCGGACTGCCATATTGTAATCATTGTCGTCGTACATTCCCATTTCATATCCGACATCGAGCAGTCCGACTTTTTCAATCACTTCCCGACGGATGACCGCGCAAAGAAAAGCGACGAAAGTAATGTCGGCCAAATGACC